TTCCTCCGCCTCCGCCGCCGCCTGAGGCTGATCCGCCGCCACCCACTGTGCCTACTGCCCCCTTCAGAGCCTTGAGGAGGGCAACAAAAGCATCATCATCAGCGTCCATCTTAAGTCTCGAATTCGCTTTGGCATAATCTATCGCTGCGCGGCTCAAGCCTTGCATTTCCCTGGCAACGCCTGGGGTAACTGGTGCTGATAGGAGTGGTGTTATCTCCTGCCTCAATCTCGCAAAGACCTCGACGTCGCTCTTGCCAATATCGTCCACGGCGTCAACAAAATCGCCTATCGCAGACATTGCCGCAGTGAACTCCGAGGTGATGTTTTGTGCAAAATCTGAAAAGCCTTTTGCCATTTCTGAAATAGCCACAAGGTCCTCTGTAGATATTAATTTAAGCGCTAGCCCGAGAGCACCAACTCCGACAGCCATAGCTCCAAAACCAAGACCCATCAAGGGGAGTGCTATGCCCATTTGTATCATTGCAGGGGCATAAGGTGCCAATCCCGTTACGAGTGCAAGCAATTGCGGTGTTGCCATCGAAAGCCCAATCGCCGCCAGAGCGACCGCGCCGCCCATCATCAGCATTGCTGCGCCGAATGCCAATAGAGGAACTGCTGCCCCCGCAAGGGCTGGGGCTGCTAAGACCAGCATATAACCTAGACCGACCATTGTTGCGCCAAAGACACCCAGTGCAACTGCGATGGCTAAGATCTCCGTTGCATTGAACCCAGAGAAAGACTTAACCAGTTCCGCAACTCCAAGAGCAGCGACTGCAACACCTGCACCCATCATAAGGAAAGCTGCACCGAAGGCTAGTATGCCCTTTGCATTGGAAGTCGCCGCCTCACCCAGATCCTTTACCCCTTCGGCAGTTTCCGTCATAAAACTCTTTACCTTGGGACCAGCCTCTTCTGCGCTTTCCGCGCCTTCCTCCATTGCTTCCCCAGCGCCGGATACCATATCCACAAAAGCCTTTCTGGCTTTCTCCACGCCCATGGTGAAGACTGTGCCCAGCACTGCTGTAAAGACGCTGCCAAAAATACCAAGAGAAATAATAAAGTTGTCGAAGCCAGCAACCATATTAGATATTGTATTTGCAAGTTCCTTTGAGCTACCAACAATCGCCTCTTGTTTTTTCTGCTCTCTTTCTTGGCTAGTTACCAATTGCTGAGATGTCTTTGTCAGTTCACCCTGAGTCATCACCATTTCTTTGTCAAGGTCTATCTTTTCGCCTGTAGAATTCATTAGGGCTCCAAGCTGATCGACCTCTATACCCATCGCTTCGGCCGCTGCTTTTCTTTCCAGCTTATTCATATTATCAAAGCTCTTGCCCGATAGTTTAAGCTGGTCCCTAAGGTGCATTATTCTTTCAGACTCGGACATATTCAGCATGTCCATGGCGTTAACATTAAGACCAAGAACGGAATTTAAATTAGCTGCTGCCTCAGCGGCTCCGTCGATAGTGTCAAACTGACCCATGGCGTTCATCATTGTATCAAAACTTAAGCCTGTCTTCTTAGCGATAACTTGCAATCTCTTGAATTCTTTCGTAGCCCCCTTGCCAAACTTAGCCAGATTAGGCATGGCAGATGCAAAGCTATCCATCATCTCGCCTGTAGGTATTCCAAGATCTCTAGCTGCACCGGCTAATTCAAGCTGTACGCCTTTAGCTTCCTCCATAGACATACCAAAGGTCGTCATCGCGCCTTGCATTATTTTACCAGTTTGGTCTGCGGTCACACCCAGCCGACCAAACAGCACCTGCTGTTCTGCAAGATCCTTTCTCTGAGACGCAGTTAACAGGCTAAAGTTCTTCATCGATGCGTTCAAGCCTACAACAGCTTCCTTTTGCATCTCAAAAGTGCCTTCTTTGTTCATGGACATGAAGGTGTCCTGCAAGAATGTAGCACCTCCAGCAGCAGCCTGGAGTTCGACCTTCATGTCGCCAAAAGATCTACCGATATCTACCGCTGCTTTTGCTTGTGCCGCGAGCGCATCGAATATTACACCTGCAAATTTTGCCTTAAGTTCTTGAACTTTTGCCGCTTTGGCATCTGCTTTAGCTTGCTTTTGTTGTTCGGCAGTAAGTTGCTTCTCAATACCCAACTCTTTTTCAGCGGCACTAACCGACTTCTCTGCTAAGTCTAGTTCCTGCTTTTGAAGTTCGTATGCTCGCTGAGTGAGATCGCCAGCCTTGAACTGTATGTCTAACTGTTTTTGTCTGGTTTGAATGTCTTCTCTTTGAAGCTTAAACGCTTCTTTTTGTAACTCTAATTGTGCCGTCTTAGATTCTAGTGCGAGTCCATTTTGCTTTAGTTCTTCTTTAAGCGCCTCAAGTCGATCGTCCTGAATGACGAGGACTTCTTCTGCCGTGACCTTTTGATCTGCCATGGCATCATTGAGGACAGCCATCCTTGTTATGAGAGCTTCTAATTGTTCCGGGGTCATTGGACCGTCACCATTTGCCATGAGTTAGGCTCCCTATTACTTAAACGGCCACCGAAGACCGGTCGCTCGTCGGAAGTCTCTTATCGCCTTGTTTAAGCGAAATTTGCTTTTGTAGGTTCTTGGATCGTCCAAGCCAAACTTATTGTAAGCCTGGATATATCTCTTTTCTCGACCGAGCGCTTTTGCAAACGTACTCAGTTCGTTTCTGGTGCCTCTGAGAGTGATTGGTCTAAACCTAATCCCCATCTGAGAAGCGCCCAGCATCATCTTCATAATCATTTTTATGCCAGCCTCAAGCTGGTCCTGTTGACCTTCAGTGATTTCGCCTTTTCTCGCCATCCCCAGGTCTATGATCATTGGTGTCAATTCTTGTTCGTTCATAATAAGCACCCCCGCTAATATAATAAATAGTTACTGCTTCAATAAAAAAGGACCCCTGAATTTGGGATCCTTTCTTAGTCATCTAGATTTTCGTCTCGCCTTCTCATACTCTTCTTTCTCGGTCTCAAACTGCTTCTGTAAGCGCCGAAGAAACCAAAGACGAATCTGTATAGGAAGATTGTAAGCTTCTATAAAGCTCCAGCCTCCGTGATACTTCAAGAGGAAGAACTGTTCATATACATCTCTTATATATTCTTCACCGAGGCCAAAAAAACTCCACAGTGAAGGGGACCTCAACTTTCGCGCTGTACTCGCACGCATCACAGGTGAAGTCCTTTCTCATGTCGATATTAGGCATCAACTGGCTGATGACACTGCGAACGAATCTAGAATCAAACGCTGGCATATTGTCAATCAATTTATTAATTGTTGCCTTTTCGGAATCACCATTAACCGACACGATGCTGATTCGCAACTGATCTGTGAGAGTGGTTTCCTGTAGTTTATTCTTCCTCTTCATCTCTGCCATCTGAAGAAGTCTCTTTTCGTCCTTGCCGTCAAGTAGCTTTACTTCAACATTTGCCTTGAGCTTTGGCAGTTCAATGTTAAATGTTCCTTTTTCAGTTGGACCAGTAACCGCAGAACCTTCATAACCACCGGGCTCAAGAACGGTCTCTTGCAGATCAAACTCAATATCCTTTACCGTACTGCAAGCAGGACAAGAAACCCTAGTGGCATAGTTTTCTCCATACCCGGAGACTCTTGCTGCCACAATCAAAGCATTCTTATCACCGACCAAAAGATCATCAACTCTGATCTTTGGATCAATAATAATACTCTGAAGCATTCTGTCGACCGCAACCCCTTTCTTTAAAAGGGTCTTAGACGTCAGGATGTCTTCTTCCTTCGCTGTCATAAATTTAATTTCAATAGAGTCCTTCCCGTGGAGCGGGTGCCCCTCTGGGTAATATCTTCCCCCGGAGGGAAGCTCGACGAACTCTGTTGGTGTTGAAAAAGCAAGCCCGGTGGGCTCTGCTGCTACTGCGGCTGAAGGGCTTGACGCAGCCTCCATCCGGTCTGCGCCTAAGCGATCTCCATTATTTCGTGCCATTATTTCCTCGTTTCTGTTTTATTATTAAGCTGGCGGAATTATTCTTCCCGACTTAATACAATCAGCATAATCATATCGTAAAGTAAGCTCGATGTTAACCATTTCATCGGATGAATAATCCAAGTCACCGAACTTCACACCCTTGATAAAGCAGTTAACCAAGTCCCAAGACTCAGCAATCTCACCCTCGGGATCAAGCTGATGAAGCTGTACCGAACCAAGTGCCTCAATAGACTTAACCTTGGAAAGGGTCGATGTCTGGTCTGGCACCTTTGGAAGGTAATATCCTGATTGCCTTAAGATCTCTATCATGGTAGCCGATGCATCAGGATCCAGTGGGTCAGCGAGCGTTACACTAACCTCCTCCCACTCCACTCTACCTGGGTAGTAAAACTTATGGTTGATATAGACAACCTCAGTCTCAGTAATACTAAAACCGGGCTTAGTTACTTTCTGGCATAACCACTGAGGAATGCCGCCGATATTCATGAGCCACCTATAGGCTCTTTTCGGCTCAATCTTTGGGTCTGCCCAAAATCCTGTTGACATATTAAACGATCTCCTATGAACTAAATAGCCGGGTGAGAAAATTATCTCACCCCGGCTCGTTTATTTTTTAATCTTCAAAAGACGCGCCACTGTCGGTGATCACAAAGTCGATTGCAATGAACTCGATAGCCTTGGCTGGCTTGAGGAAAATCTTTGCATACATGATATTGCGATCAATCAGGTCTGGTGTAGTCGTGGTTTCATCAAGTACGACCTTGAAGTCCATCAGACCTAATCTTGCCTGGACACTTCTAAGGAAAGGATTAACCTTGCCCAAGAATCTGTTCCAAGTTCTTTGTACGTTCTGGTCAAAGAGGACAGTTGCTGCCATTCTAGAAATTTCTTTCTTGACAAAGACCATCAATCTTCTCACGTTGATTCTGTCCAGAGCCGAAGGTGTCACCTGAAGCGTCTTTTGCCCGAAGATTACAATACCCTCTGCTGGGAAGGTAGCAATCGGGTTAATGTTCGCATCATACAACTTGTCTCGCTCCTTGGAAGTCAACCTCTCTCTGACTGAGAGTACGGGTAGACCTGCTGAACCTTCGGTTAAGCCACCTCGGGTAAAACCTGCTGGTGCGAACCAAAGTTCAGACTTGGTTTCCGAAGAACCCATAGTACCGAGTGCCACGACCGAAGGTGGTGCCCACAAAGAGCTATCTCTGAATGGATCTGCAATGCGTACCCAAGGATAGTAAGCACAAGCGTAGCTTGAGTTCAGTCTTCTATTCTTTAGGTCGCGAACCGTATTGGTCACCGAGCCTCTGTTCGTAGCATCAGCATCACCATTTGCATTTTCTGTGTGAGGCAGATATCCACTCTCAAGGTCTATAATGGCAAGTGCGTCCGCGCGCTGCTCAACCGTGTTAATCAGGTGAGTAGTGATTCCTGGGTTGGTAACACCCGGAATCGTAGCAATGTTAAACTCAATCGCCTCTGGGTCAGCCAACATGTCGATTGACCTTCTCAAAGAGTTGTATGGAGCACTTGTCCTCTCCTCTTTTCCAGCCAGATCAGTATTGTTGAACGGTTCCTTTTCGGTAATGTCCAGACCATCGGTACCACCCCAAAGCGGCAAAGTGAACTGATCAAACCCAGCGTCAAGGATGCCCTCGTAACTGCCCGTCAAAGCAGTCGAAGAGATGCCCTTTCGTCGATTCTGTTCGCTCCAAGTGGCGTGCGTATCCGAAGCGAATATATAAAGATCATCAAGAGAGAACTTAAATGAATACTCTTGATTACTGGCAGCGGGGTTCGCATTCTTTCCACTTGGGAAGTTCTTAACTACGTCATAGTAAGCTGCGTCCTTTCTATTGGAGCCAGAGCGGTTCGTTTGAATTCCAAAGTAAGCTTGCTTACCATTCCCGCCTTCGGCTTTTAGATCCTCAGTTGAGGTCCGGAGTCGAATTGAAGGAAACTTTAACTTAGCAGCGATCACCGCATTACTTGAAGCAAATCTCGTCGCAGACGTTCCGCCAGCTTCACCACTAACTAGGGCTCCGCGAGTTGCCTGATGGCGACCGAAAATATCATCACCACCCTTTACAAATGCGTCACTAGCCTTGTCCGAGGTAAGGGTATCGAAGTCTACTGGTACCGCTGCCACGTTGTTGTCGAGGAGATTGCCCGCCACAACACCGAAGCCAACGTGCCTTGCTGGTCCGAGGAACCCGAAAGGCAGGAGAATTGGATCCGTAGCGGCTGTATCGACATCCTGATTCATCTCAACATAGATGATGTCCGACTGACTAGGAAAGTTTCCATACTGTCGATATCTTCTCTCAGTCGTGTCCCAGGTTTCAAACTGATCTCCAATCTTTCTTGCGATATAATTTGAAGAAGCGGGGTTTAGATTACAATTTCTAAACTGCTCAACGATTCTCAAGGTCGTATCATTATCATCTGTCTGTCTCACAATCACAGTGAAGGACCCGTATGGATTCGCGGTAGGATTTGAAGACGCCTTGATATCCTGAATCGACACCTTGTACCTACCAGAGTCGTGGGCACCAGCGTGCTTACTCTTGAACTTGAAGAGTTGCTGCATGTTGGCAGGGTCATAATCCGCTGTATTTGTCGAGGTGTCTTGTGCAATGACAAATCCCGACTCAGCAGCCGTGGCTGCTCTCTGTTGCACTGCTTGATTTGCAGTGCCGTCTGCGAGCTTCAAGATAATTCCTAACTGCTTTCCTGCACCAGCAACATTGACTGTTTCGTGATATTCAGTCTCGAAGGTTTCACCCAAGAAGTATTGTGTCTTGACGTCGGTGTTTGCAAGAGCAGTTATGTCCTCATTCAAGAGCGTTGGGTTGGTATTGAACATGTTTCTAATGAAATTGTTTGCATTAGGGTTCATGCTAAAGGTGACTTCTTCCTGCTTTGTCCAAGATCCTGAAACTCCCTGGGAGTTGTCAACGATCTGCACCTTGAAAGAGTCGTCTTCCACTGACTTAACCCAAGCTGCGGTACCAGAAATCTCTGTGCTTCCTCCAGGCTGTGTACCTTTAAGGATTACAGACTGGTTTGGATTCTTGGTATACCAAACAGCAGCCAAGGAGCCCGTAGAAATAGTTGCATTGACGCCGTTATAGAAGAACACTGCCGTGTCATCTCCAGCCACTGCTATAGACTGTGCATCGCGACCCGGTAGTGCAGCACCGGAAACTCTCAGGTTTCCATTAGAATAATTTACCTGAACTTGAGCTTCTTTTAAAATGTTTTCTGCCGCTGGCGCATACACTCTGACTATTCGAGCGGCGGTGGCTCCTGCGGTGCCGGTACCGACATTTCCATTGGCGTCTGGGGCAGGATACTCAGCCCTGAATGGGTGATCCTGATTAGAGCCCGAAATGTTGTTTCTGCTGGCAAGGTTAATTGCATCTGCAACATTTTTTGCCATGGCTGGACCGGCAAGGCGAGCAGCGTTGGCGTTATCTGCGTCAACTCGCGCAGTGTCGGTAGCGTGCACCGTAATGGTATACTCGCTATTGGAGCCACCTATTGCGCTCCCCGAGTGAATTAACTTAATGGTGTCACCATTGGTTGGTGCACCGTTGACGTCAGGGAATACGATGTCCACATAGGGCTGAGACCCCATCGAGCTAGACTCAACAGTAAAAAGACCCCAAGCCTGACCTGCGCCGGAATTAATCGACCAGCCAGCTTCGCCGCCACTTACTTTGTCTTGAGCCTCAGTGCCAAGCAAGCGAATCACTGTAACTGGACCGTTGTTCTTCAGGTATGCCATTGCGGCATAAGAAGCGTAAGTTGGGCCGAGAGTGTTGCCCTCTCTCCAGATATCACCACCTCCCTTTCCAGGGATTGGGTTACCGAACTGCTCAATGAATTCAGCTTGTGAATTGACTTGGGTAGGTCTCATGCCGGGACCTCGTTCGGTTCTACCGATAACCACCGGACCTAAACGGTCCTGATCCTTTGGAAGGAAAGAATTATCAATCTCGTTGATAAGGATTCCTGGGGATACAAACTTAAATCTCTTTACTACTGGTGCTACCATATTCCTTTAACTCCTTATTGAGCTAGAACTTAGCCTTCTAGCAACTCTCATTTCATTATATAAATAGTGCAGGAAAAAGCGAAAACCCATATTAAGGTCGATATTTTCCTTTAATGCCTGGAGGTCCATTTTCGTGCTTTAAGTAATTCTCTATTTCGTCCTCAAGCAGCGCTCGCTCTCTGCCTATCTTGACCTCAACGTAGCTCTGCCTTTTAACAATCTTGGGCTGAGACGAATTCTTATCTGCTCCGATTATGTAACCTATGATCTTTATCTCAAAGCTTGTCTCGAAGCTGCGGTATTCCGAACCAAGATCTGCTATGGAGTTCTCAAAAGATAAATCATTTGGCAGAAAGCCCTCGTACCTATGCCCATCATAACCACAGATAAAATAATTAATGCCACCTGTCTTGCTCAGGAAAGGCGCAAGGATGTCATTCATTTGCTGCTGATACTCTGCCTTTATCTTTATCGTGTATGTCAACTCCATGTAAGTCGGGAATGGGATCGTAATCGTCTCATAGACTGGTTTTGATATCCCAGGAAAGTTCTTCTGTCCGTTGCCCACTAAGTTCTCAGATCCTCTCTTTTTTGCAGAAAGAGCATTGGTAAATTCTGCTGTCTTCTCCGGATGAATCCTTCTGGCTACAACTATCGCGCCGCCTTTTGCATCAAGAGCATTTGGAATCCCCCCTTGTAGTGCAGAGCGACGACCTGGGTCTTTTGATATGCCTGTTCTCTCCACTGAAATCAAAGGCAACTTTAGCGTTCCAAACTCATCCCTGATCTCTTGCCCTTGCCGTGACTGTACCGCTCTCTCTGAAGTAGCCCAGATAACTGGCACTTTTTTCCACCCCTTGTTTGTTTCAGCACGGACGTCTAGCTCCTCATCTAAGAACTGATACATTGCAAAGTCAATCGTCTCCAAGGTGGACGGCATTAGCGCCTGTTCTTTTAACGGTGGCGGATTGTTTTCATTTACGTCAATCGGCATTGAACAGTCCCTCCCTTGCTTGTATGCAATCTGCTACGACTTCCAAAAAACTATCATGCTCACCGAACAACATTGTGGGCTGTCTGGTCATGACTATCTCATAAAATTTATTACCATAAAAGATAAAATCACCTTCGCGAACGTATAGGTCCTGATCTTCAGTTAGACGTCGCTTATGGAAATGCACCTCAATCTTCTTTAACTTGTCTATACCGTACTTTGTGTTGCTAGTGTTGTCCGAACCACCCTGATAATCTACGAGGGCGTAGACGTGAACTGGTGGCAAAAAAGTTTTCTTTACTGCCTCGCCATAAAGAGGGTGATAGTTCGTGTGCTCTATGCTTATCGGATAATAAACAATCGAGTGACCAATGACTCTCTCAATCAGTTCATCGTTGACCTGCTTAACAAGATCCTTTTCCTTTTGCCCCGTGAACATACGAGGAGGAGGCTGAGCAGGTTGCGTCCATTTATTGTCTGACATTGTTCACCTCCTCACCCTGAATAAATTAATGATGGCACCTTTTCAAAGACTGCTTTTCCTTGTTCGATAACTGCGGCATCTCCCTCAATCAACTTGCCGTAAGTTAACTCGTCGAGTGTTTCCTTCAACTCGTCTCTGAGTGCCTGCTGCTCTTCCTTGCCTGCCGAGATAAGCGCATCACCGTTAAGAGTTACATCTGCGTTAGGAATCGGAATTGATCCGAACTTGCTTCTTGTCATGCCCAGCATCTCCTTGGAGAGAGCCAGAGCAAAGCGACGTATCCAGTGCTTGCCTATGCTGTTGATGTTCTGGTAAGGTATGTTCTCGAATGGTAGAGTATTCATGTTGTTGATGCCCTCGACACCAACCATACTACCTGTAGAGTGCTCAACCCAAGTATCTGTCGGTATGGAGAAGTCTACCCACATCTTTCCCGCCTTTGATGGTCTCGGGAATATCCTTAGTTTGCCACCTTTCAACTCATAGGAATAGTGAGAATTTCTGGTGTATATGGCATTCTCGTAAGCCATCGCTTGAGACTTATTTTGCCAAGCTGGGACCAACTCAAAAGTTGAGTCGTCGGAATACTGTCCATATGACGACAGATCCCCAACAGTGTTAATTCCACCGTAGTAACCGTAAAACCTCCACGAAGCTTCTGGAGTCTTATAATAAACTCTTTGCACTAAAACTCTCTGCCCCTGAACCAGACCTGCGAAGGGTACCGGATCCGAGTTTCCATTATCTGAGTTGGTATGAGACGCACCTGATAATATCAACTGAAGGTCGTAATCTTGCTTTCCCTGAGTGACTGAGAAAGATGCCGAGTAGACAGGCTGAGTTCCGCCCATTCCGACTTCTTCTGAAACACCTTCGGCTATTCTTCGGGCATAAGAAAAGTCGAATCTTAAATACCTAAGGCTGATGTTCTTGTCCTTTAGTTTATCGTAAGTTGCCGACCCTTCCTTTAACTGACCATCCTGATCGAAAGAGCCAGTGGTGCCACCCAGGACATTGGACATAACATTTTTAGCTTGGTGGATGTTCAGAAGATAAGAATATTCTAATACTGCCTCTTCGTAGGCATTATACACCTGTTCAGCTTTCAGTTCTAGATCTAAGATATCGCCGCCTAGCTTCTGGTAGGTATATGCAACCTGATCAACTGCGCCGTTAATAAAGTTGTCTGTAAGATATACGCCGTAAGCTAACGAACCTGTGACGTCGCCTCCCGACCCCGTAGGTGGGAGTTTGCTGACGCTAACAGTAGAAGCTGGTGTTAATGTTGGTGATGCCATTCACAGAGACCTCGCTAAAGAAAGTAGTAGTTACCTATAATTAGTTGACGCCCCTCATAAAAGCCCTTCAGTTAATTAGTCTTCTTCGTGGTCTTCTTCGTGGTCGACGTGGTTGTCTTCTTACGAGTGCGCCTTGTGCGCTTGGCTGGCGCTTTACGAGTTGTGGTCTTAGCAGGTTCAGTTTTTGTATTTTTGTTTGGAGTTGTGTTGTTTTTCTCCGCAGAGTTGGCGCTCTCTTCTGTAGTGTTGTCAATCTTTGTTTCTTCTGACTCCGCCTTTAGATTTTTTGTGGGCGCACTATTGTTGTTTGAGTTCAGCCTGTTCACAGTGTTCCTAAGCGCTGTTGCCTTTCTGGCATATTTTGGGCTTCTCAGTTTTCTGGCTTTCTTTCCCATAATAATTCTCCTTTTTAGAATACAAGAGTAATACAAGAGTAACTAGCCCCCAGAAAAAGAAAAACCCCCCCCAAGCGGGGGGCTCAGTTAATCTTCTTTCTTTTTCGATTTTCTCACGACCATAGAAGAGATCTTTTCTTTCAAGCCCGCTGGTGGCTTCTTCTCCTCTACTTTCTTTGTCGGCTTTGGTGGCTCTGCCTTCGGCTTTGGCTTTGGTCTTGCTTCTGCCTCAGCAAGCTCTTTGAGGTGCTTCTCTCTCACTTTCACCTGTCTTGCCCTCTCTGCCTCTCTTCTAATGCTGCCCATTTACAAACCCCTCCTTAAAAAAGGGGCTCCCGAAGGAGCCCCAAGTGAATATTATTCAAAAATGATTCGGCTCATTTTCTGACTAGCAAGGTGCAGGGTCTTTGCAGCCCCGGTTCTCGCAATAACGCCAACGTATGGAATCAAATCATGATCGTCAGCCAATGCCAGACCTTCCTGTACAGTGCTTTGTGTAGCACCACCAGCGGTTGCAGTCCGGACTAAACCGTATTGCACACCGTTAACCCACACACGAGGTCTGCGGGCTGAATCGACTGAAATGCCAAGGCGATAATTGGTTGCCGCAGCAACAGTAATTCCAAGATCGGTGATGTAATCGACGTCATCGACACTATAAACGAAATGCAAATTTGCGTTGGTGGTCAAAGCACCGGAATCATTAGATGCATCGTAAAGAAAGTACGCCTGATCATCGTCAGTTGCATAGACAGGTGTGTTAGTTAGCTTCATGCCAGCCCAGAAACCCATGTCTGCGATAGATGCATCAGTTCTGATTACACACTCCCACTGAATTTGATTCTCAGTTCCCCACTTAGTACCAGACCAAGCAGTCTGGTTAGTGTCGAGGTGCGGTAAAACAATAATACTATCATTGTCACCACCATCAGTCTGAAGCTGAATACCTGCATTGTTGGCAGCGAAAGTAACATCATCTGCCGTGGCATTAGTGCCTAAAATCTCAAAGTTCTTATTTGACACGACATATGCTGCCAGTGCTGCTGCATCGTCAGCGTCTGGATCGATGATCTGAGCAGCATTAAGCGCTGGTCTCTGAAGGAAAAACTCCTCAAGATAAACGCGGTCTGGATCTCTAACGCTAAAGGGACTACCGTTGAGACCATTAAGGACCTTGTGGTTTAGCATGTTGTCTAAAACCGACTCAAGTCTTCTCACTCCTAATCTTCTATTTCCCATTTTATATATTCTCCTTTTTTATTTGGTTACGCAACCTAAAATTAACGCAGCTTTAAGCCAGCCACTATCGACGAAAAGCCTTCAAGGGTCAGTGGCCCCGACCCAAGGAGATAATTTTAAGTCCAAGTATAAATAGTTCAACACAAACAGAAAAGCCCCGCCATTACTGACGGGGCTTCACTTATCCAAGATTATTTATCTTAGCTTGCGCCTGCTTCTCCGAGGAGACCACGGACGACAACCAGACCATAGTGATCAGGCTTGACCATCTTCTTGGCGTAGCGGGTCATAACTCCCTTACGCGGTACGAAGTCATCCTGACCAAAAATGGTCGGAGTAGTTTGCAGCGGTACATAAGGTGCGTACACGTAGCCACTCTCAAGGAAGCTATTGCCCTTACGACCAACGAGAACCACGTTGCGTAAGAAGTAAGGATCAACATAGATCTCAAACTTCTGGCTTACGCTACCGACGTTAACGGCACCTGCGGTACCCTTGTTGTCGTCGTGAGTCACGCTAGCGCGGAATCCGCTGGTAAACTCAAGAATGTTGGCGACCTCTGGGGAACAAACAACAAAGTTTGCACCACCACGTCCAGTCTTGCGGTGAATCTGAGCACTGACGTCATTAATGGTCTCAAGGAGTGTCTCATACCACTCACTAACAGTACCAGTGAAGTCAGGTGCAGCAGAAGAAGCACCAATCTCGTTGCCACTAGAGTCAACGAAAAGACCTGGGGCACGGCTCCAGTAACGAGTACCAGCAGTTGCACCTCTAACAAGGTCTGACATAATTTCCTGATCGATCTCAAGAGCAATCTGCTCAGAGAGAATACCAGTCAACTCGACCTCAGCGTCCAAGCTGTGATAAGCATTGAGGTCCTGAGCTAGCTCTGGGGTCCACTTTGCCTTCAACTTCTTGGTTTTAGCGGTCACAGCCGTTGAATCGACCTTGATGTCGATTTCTGGAATGCTGTTCAAAGGTCCGATGGCATCGTCTTGGGTATCTGCTCCAAGCTCCAAGCCCCAAAGTTCGTCACCAACAACAGCACCAACGGTGCTTGATGCCTTGATGTGATCAATAACTGGGAACACACAAGTCAACGAGTTTCCACTAGCGGCATCAGCCAAGTTGTCACCAGCGGATACGTCCTTAATTACTCCGGCAGTACCAACAATCGTGATAAGAATTTCAGTCGAATCATCAGGATTAACCCTGGTCAAGCGACGAATAACTGAGCCGGAGGTCGAGCCACCGATAGAAATATCTGCGTTGCTAGCAGCAGCAGTAATGTCGATGGCATGAAGTGCGTTAGAATCAAGACACTCCAAACCGTTGATCGTAAAGAGCGACTTCTTAACAGCCAAAATAACTGCCTGATGAACCGGCGAAGCGTCAGCAACACCTTCAGCCAAAGCCAAGACATCTGGATCGAACTGAAGATGCTTCTTCTGTGCATCGGTAAGTCCTGCGTCAAGGTCAATAGTAGCAACAAAGTGCTCTGCGTCATTGCCATTACCGCTCGACAAGGTAATCGAACCTGTCACAGAAGAGTATCCGCTACCAGCTAAGCTATAAGGACCACCCGGATCCGTTCCGAGTGTTCCAGCTAGACCCATACCATTGATCTGGTCCTTACCAACGAGAGGCGTGTCTGCGTTGCGGTCAAGACCACCAAAAACAGATGCACCAGCATCCTGCCCGAGACGGGTAGAGTTGAACGTAAAGTCCAAGAAGAAAATGAGACCCGATGGGAGACTCATTGGCTGAACCGAGACAAGCTCGTTAGCAATCAATCCGCCGAACACGCGACGAACAATCGGGAAAGCGACGGCAGCAAAGCCTTCGACATCACCCGCAGACATAGCAGAAGCCTCACGAAGAAGTTCCTTAGCCTGATTCTCAAGAAGAACAGCCATACCGTTCTTCAAATTTTCATTATCGTTTAAGCCCTCAAGAAGACCAGTTCTCTCCCACTTATCAAGCAGGGCAGAGCCTTCTCTCTGGAGGTCACGATTTACAATACCCTCAGTAAGGGTTGTTAAAATACTCATTTTGTATTTCCTCCATAAAATTAAATTTAAGTTGTGTTAACTCGATTTCTTTCACTTGCCTCAAGATTCAGCTTGTGGCTTAAAGCGTTAAAAGCCTTATTAACGAACTTGAACTAGCCCCGCAAATTATCAGCATTGTAATGCCGCTCATTCGGGAGAAACTGCTCGGACTTATTCAATTTCAGAAGTAAATAGTGTGCTACTTTACAAATATCCCTGTAAAGTTAGATAGGTGGGGTTCTACTGGATGCCAGCGAGCTTTTTCATTCTGTCTGCGAACTGAAGCTCTCTGTTTGTGTCGCGAGCGGTGCGACGAGGCAAGTGACTCACGGGCTTGGAGACCACCTCGTTCAAGGTGCCCTTGCCTCTTCTCTTAGACGTGTTGTTGTCAAGGGTTTTCTTAAGCGTCTCGTAAATCATCTTGGCGTGCTCACCGGACTCAGCAGTAGACAAGGCCTCCGAGAGTTGTTCTCTTTGCTTTACGTTCAACTGGCGATTCTTAAGCACCTCGTTGATATAAAATAACTTAGTGTTGGCGAGGGTTGCAGTCTCAAGTTCGCCCATAAGCTTGGTCGAGATAGTTTCAAGCTTTGCAAACTTATCCTCTGCTTTCTTCTGGCTCTTCTTTGCTTCCTTTAGCGCTTTCTGTGTGCGCTTCAGGGTCTCTTCAAGATCCTTGAGAGCCTTTTCCGACTCCTCTCTCTCCTCTTCGGTTGCAGTGTCACGCTCAGCAGCAAGTGCCGCATCCACCACGTCAGCTTGCTCGGCTTCATTGGAACCAAGTGCCCCAGAGGCTACAGGCTCGTAGTCAACGGTAAGTTCTTCAGAGATATTCTTGATAAGTGCAGTCAGGTCAGATTCAGAAATGGTGAACTCATCTTCGCCAAAGTCAATCTCAAAAAGCGGCTCTTCATCGCCCATCCCAAGATCGTCTTCGGGTGGAGGCTCAATTCCAAGTCCAACTTCTCCTGCCTCTTCCGACTCCTCTTCCTCTTCGGCTTGAGCAATCAAGGCATCCAAGTCAATAACAATTTCTTTTTCTGCTGGTGCTGCTTCGGGGTCGTCTGGATCTGCGGCTGTTGGCATATCAGTAGGAACCACGTCGATTCCAAGTGCAGCGGGTGGAAGCTGTGCTGCTATCTGACCGGCTAACTCTTCGTGGGACTCTTCGTCACCACCCATATCCATTCCCATGTCTCCGCCGAGGTCCATATCACCTCCGAGACCCATGTCATCCTCTGCACCCATCTCTTCTTCATCCTCCTGCTCAAGGATGTCCGCAACTGCGCGGCTAACTTCCTGCTGGTAACGCTCTAAAACCTGTGTTTCTGCGTTCTTGAGGGCAGCAGCCTTTAGCGCTTCTGCGTCGATGATTGCTTCTTCTAACATAGATGACATATTGTAAACTCCATTTCTTCAGTAAATAGTCAATAGAACCATTAAAAGCACGTTTCCTAAAAAGTTGAACAAGCAGCCCAAACATTAATTTGGGTGGGGGTACTACAAACAAAAGCAAGCCGATCAATGCCTAAAATTTCATAAGTTCGGTATTCTCTGTCGCTCGGAACCTTAGCGGCTGAGGCGTTACCGCTATTGCCCAAGTCAAGACTTGCAGCCGTTGGTCCAGTATTTCCTGCTTGTGGCGTAAATGACGCCGGAATTTCAAACCATCTCTCAAAGGCATGACAATATCCAAAAATTGTAAGTGCGCCTGGATCGTCATCGGTGGTGGCATCTTCTACCAATAGGTGAAGATATCTTTGGTTCTCGGTAGCGTACCCAACAGTCTTGTAATCTGCATTGCTAAGCCTGAGGTCGTTTGTGTTTGTTAAAAGTGTAACTGTCTGCCCTGGTCGATTACCGACTAGATTCTTTGGTGACCTTGTTCTGCCCCAGCTAGTATTTTTAAATTGTGACATAATAAACCTCTTCGTTTATAATTAGTTTCTTTTCTTGTTTCGAGCCGATTTTGCCTTAGCTCTTTTTAATCTTTTCTTTTCGGATGGCTTCATGTACCTACGTCGCTCTCTGACTTCCTCTAGGACTCCAACCTTTTTGACTTTCTTTATAAAGCGGCGAACCATTT